TTTTTTCCATTAACATATAAACTCAATTCTACTCCTATTGGAATGTCTTTATCTGAAAGGTTTTTAATATCGTATGTTACAAGTAGAACTTTTTTAGCTGGTTTACTTTCAAAACCGTTTCTTTCATCTGTCCAAGTCGCAGATTTTACTGTAATTTCTGCTTGTTTGTCAAAAATAATAGGTGTTCCTAACTTAGGCTCATTACTAGTTTTCTTTTCTTCTTTTTGTTCAGTTTTATTAGAAGATGAACTAGTCTCTGTTTTTGAAGAACAACCGCTTAATACAACTGCTCCAGCTAATAATGTACTTAATAATACTTTTGTTTTTTTCATTTTATAAACTCCTATTTGTATATTTTTTTGGTGGTTAAAAAACCATGTTGGATAGCTAAAACTAGCTATCTAAAATTTACGTCTTAGTTCTACAACTTTTCCTATTATAGTTACAGGTAAGCTCTCTATTTCTTCGTTTGTGTAAAATGTAGGAGTGTAGCTACTGTTGTTAGGAATAAGCATAATCCCGTTGTTAGAGCGTTCGTATCTCTTACACGTTGCATCATATCCATTAACCATCGCTATTACCGTATCCCCGTTATCTGCAGTACTTTGCTTTCTAACTATTACTACATCGCCATTAGTAAGTATTGGTAACATTGAATCGCCTTTTATTTTAAGTCCGAAAAATTCGCCTTGATTTTCCCAACTCTTTGGTATTTCTTCATAGTCCAGAATGTCCTCAACTGCTGCGATAGGTATTCCAGCAGGAACAGTTCCCAACACAGCGATTTTAATTCCTTGTGATGTATTGTTATTTTCTTTTTTGTCTTCTAATAAATTGCTTCTTTCTATATTTAAGTAATTACAAATCTTATCTATTTTATCCATTCTAGGTGTGTTGTAACCTTTAACATAGTTATTTATAGTAGTGTTACTAACCCCTATTGCTTTTGCTAAATCAAGTTGAGTTTTATTCCTTAGCTTTAAATAGTATTTTAATTTTTTAGAGAAAATACTTTGAATTTCTTTTTCACTCATTTTTAACACCTCTCTTATAACTAATTATAAACTTTAACTTGAAAAAAATCAAGTAAAAAACAAAAAAAATCAAGTTTTTTTTAAAAAAACACTTGACATCAACTTAAACTTGATTTATAATAAAGGTACAACAAGAAAAGGAGGTGTAATTAGTGAAATTATCCTTAAAAAGTGCGAGAGTAAACGCAGGCTACACTCAAACAGAAGTAGCTAAATTGTTAGGGAAACATCCCGCTACTATTCTCAACTGGGAAAAAGGAGGCGGAAAAAATATAAACTGGTATGATTTTCAAAGGTTATGCGAATTATATAAGGTAGACCCTAATGTTATTTTTTTTAAAAAGTAAATCAAGTTTAAGTTGATTTATTATAAAAGGAGTGATTCAATGGAGGAAGTAAAACTAGACTTAGTTGAGTTGCAAAAGTTAGATTTAACTTTTCCTTATATATCAAAAGAAGATATACAAAAGTGTTTTGGTATAAAAGATACAACTTACATCAAATGGAAAAAACAATTCTTAAATAAGATAGATGAAAAGTTTTATCCTAGAGGAAGCTGCTTAAAGATAGGAAAAGGGCAATTTAATATATATGCTTTTCTACACTTTGCAACAAACTACGAGTACTTTCAAGATAAAAGGCTAGAGAAATATATCGAACCTTACTCAAGAAAAACAGTTCAAATATTTAAAGAGGAATTAGGAGTTAAATAAATGAGATTGCCAAAGATTAAAAAAGATAAATTACACGTTATTTACTGGACTATAGCTGTAGTAAGTGTTTGTTTCTTAACGTTAACAAATGTTGACTGGAAACAAATAGCAGGACTTGCAACAGGAATTGGAATATTAATACAAGCGATTTTTGATAAAGAGTTTAGTAAAAAATATTTTTAGGAGGATAAAGAATGAAGAAACAACATTATGATTATTTCACACCCATTATAGATTGGGCAAAAGAAAAAGGAATATTACAAGACGGACGACTTACAAAGCAACTGCTTAAATCAAGTGAAGAATGTTTAGAACTACAAACAGCTATTGAAAGTTACGAGAACGGAAATAAAGCAGCTATAGAAGAGATTAAGGACGCTATAGGAGATGTTTACGTTACATTAGCTATCTCAACACAAATGAGAGCTAAAAACCCTTATATCATCTTTAGACTTATCAAACTTAGAGATACTAGCTTGCCTATAAGCACAGACTACAAACACTACATAACAGAGCTAAAAAGATTAGATTTAAGCGTTTATGATATGTTCACATCTGAAACAATTTACAACTTAGATTTAAAACTAGCTAAATACATTGAGTTCTTAGACTTCTTAGCGAAAGAGTACAAACTAGAGCTTATAGATTGTATAGAAACAGCCTATAATACCATTTCAAAAAGAACTGGAGAAATGATAGATGGAAGTTTTGTTAAAGAAAAATAGAGAGGTTTAAATAATGAAAATAAATAAAGAAATAGTAGATTTTTATACTGAAATTATGAACGGCGCTGCTACAGAAAGTCAATTAAATTTAATGTTAGCAATGGATATAAAAGGTTTAGCAGAAGATATGAAACATAGAGTTACAGTAGAACAAATGGAACGAATCGACAAAATTATAACCGACTTAATTGAAGTTGTTACAGATGATTCTATTAAGCAAATATTAGAATTTACAAAAGAAAAATAAAAAAAAGCAGCTGTAAAAAAACAGCCACTTAAAAAATATACTTACATACATTTTAAAATAAATAAAATAAAAAGTCAATAGGAGGAATAATGGAGGTAAACAAACTAAAAGCAGCTAAAGATAGCTTAAACATAGCTATAGAGCTATTAAAAGAGTGTAAGCAAGATGTAAGGCTGCTAGAGATAAAAAGAGATGATATAGACGAATTAATTGAATCGAAGAGTATTCGACCATTTAACAAGTTAAATGAACTTAATATAAATCAATTAGTTGTTCTAGATAAATTAAAAGAGTTAGATGATGATTATATTATTTCTACAATTTGCAGCTTCTCTGATTCGTATACAGAGGAGACAGAAGTAGAGAACGCATTTACAAGTTTAAATGAAAAAGAAGAACTAGAAGTAATAGAGAGTTTTACGAAGTATTTAAGGAGGAAGTAATATAAATGAAAAAACTTTTACAAGCAAGAGTATTATTACAAAAAAAGAAGATTAAAAAAACAGGATTCAACAAGTACACGAATCAAAAATATTTTGAACTATCTGACTTTTTACCATTAGCAAATGAAATATTTGATAGTTTGAAATTATATCCGCATTTTACCTTATATAAGGATAGCGCAAAGATAACATTTACTGACTTAGACACAAATGAAAAAGTTCAGTACACAATACCAAGTCAAACAACTGTAGGCGCTAATATGCAAACAATAGGGGGCATTATAACGTACAGTAAACGTTACTTATATATGAATGCACTAGAAATAGCGGAAAGTGATGTTTTAGAACAAAATATACAGAATTATCAACCTACACCGCAGGCGGTTAAAGTTGCTACTAAATTCAACCGAAACGAAGCACTTTCAACGATGCATACTCACAAAGTTGAATTAAGTCAAATAGATGGTTGGTTAAAGAAAAAGAATTTAAGTGTTGAATCACTAGAAGAAATACCAGATAAGGAGCTTGAGGAATTATGGAAAAACTTTTGTCAAAGTATAAAGAAATAAATGAAAAAATAGATATGTTAAATATCGAAAAAGAAGAAGTTAGACAAGAAATTTTATTAAAAATGAAAACTGATAATTTAGATAAGTTTGAGAATGATACAGCTAAAGTTAGTATTAAACCTGCTTACTTTAGAAAATCGTTTAATAGTAAAGAATTTAAAGCAGATAACCCGTTCTTATACGACCAGTATATAAAAGAAACGGAGATTCAAGAAAATGTCAACATCAAATTACAACTTTAAATTCGATGAAGTAACACATACTTATTATTTAGATGATAAGAAGTTGTTAAGCGTTACTCAATGTATCAAACTCTTACTAGGAGAGCAATACGAGGGAGTGCCTTACAACATTTTAAAACAAGCTGGAGATTATGGAACTAGAGTACATTTCCTAATAGAGAGCTTAGAAGACGGGATAGAATGGCAAACAAACAACGTTTACGAAGAAAACGCAATTAAACAATATAAAAAGATAAAAGACTTTGAAACATTAGATAAAGAAATGTTTGTTCTTTACAAAGACATATACTGCGGACGTGTAGACGGAGTAGGGGACAACATAATATACGATGTAAAGACTACATCAAAGCTAAATAAAGAGTATTTAAAGTATCAGTTATCGCTTTACTTAATAGCTTACGATGAATCTAATTACAGCAACTATAAAGGTTATGTTTTATGGCTGCCCAAAAAAAGTATAGGAAAGAAAGTTGAAATAGAACTATTTACAAAAGAAGAAGTATTAAAAATTATAGAAAAAATAAAGGAGATAAAACTCAATGATTAATAATGTAGTATTAGTAGGAAGAATAACAAAAGATGTAGAATTATCAATGTCAACAGCTGGCACACCTTACACAAACTTTACACTAGCTGTAAACAGAGCGTTTAAAGGACAGGATGGACAACAACAAGCAGACTTTATAAGCTGCAAATCATTTAAAAAACAAGCAGAGAATTTAGCTAGATATTGTGGAAAAGGAAGTTTAATAGCAGTTGTAGGTAGTATTCAAGTGAGCAACTTTCAAGGCAAAGACGGAAACACAGTATATAGAACAGAAGTAATTGCTAACAACATTCAATTTTTAGATACAAGAAATCAAGGACAGCAACAACAACCAACAAATAATAATTTCAACAACTTCAACCAACAACCTAATGCGATAGATGTAATCAATCAACAACATCAACAACAAGGAATGAACTTCAACAACACGGGATTAAGAAATAATAATACAGTCTTTGATAACTTCGGACAAGATTTTAACCCTAATGACTTTGATTTTAAAACAGTTCAGAATCCATTTACAAATGAATAGAATATGTCAAATGTATTTAACAATAAGGAATCAAAAGTATTATTACTGAACTTGCAGTTGTTAGAAGTGTTAGGAAAAGGAAAAGTAAACGAAGCATTAATATTACAGCAAATTGACTACTGGACAACGATTAACAAGAAAAAGAATGAGTTGTTTATAGACAATGAATACTGGTTGTTCAGTTCAGTTAATCAGATGTTTGAAAGAGATTTTAAGTTTTGTTTCGGAGTGGACACTCTAAAAAGAGCATTAGTCAAACTTGAAAAAGATGGTTACATAATTACACAAAAACACAAAAACGGAAAATTATATAGAGTAAATTACCAAAAAATAGATGAAGTTTATAACCTTAAATTAGATAAAAATATTAATATTAAAGAGATAAAAAAAGACAAAACTGAAAATCAAATAAAAAATTCAGAGTTAGGGCAAAATGCCCCAACCTCAAAAATAAAAAATGAAACAGAGGTTAGGGCAAATTGCACCAACTCACAGGGCAAAATGCACCAACTAGGTAAGGGCAATTTGCACCAACCGTTAGGGCAAAATGCCCCAACCATAAATAAGATTAATTATAAGATTAATATATATAATAATTATAATAACTTTATCAAAGAAGTACTTAGTAATAACTTAGTAGCTGATAAAGTTAAGTTAAAGTTAGATATAGATTTATATAATTTTTGGTTTAAAGCTATAAAGCAAGACGTAGAGCAAGTTATAGCTAATATACAAGCTACAGACGATAACAAAAGCTATAGCATAAACAACGAGAGTATAGCAGTATCAAGCATTAAGGAGCGTTTAAATAGCTTAACTGAACAAAATATAAATTATTGCACGGAGCAAATCTTAAAAACTAAAAAAATTAATATTTTTGAAAACTATGTAATCGCAAGTTTGTACAATTCTACAAAATCTAAAAATTATGAATTCAACTATAATTGGTTAGAAGATTAGGAGAGTAAAATAAATTGAAATTTTACGTAAGAATGGACGAAGTACCAAAAACTACAGCACAGCAAAAGAAATTTTCTACAAAGACTAAAACATTTTATAAAACATCGAAAATTAAGCAGTCAGAATATTTACTAGTAAGAGCGTTAAGTGGGAGACAACCACGCAAGACTTACGACACACCTATTAAATTAAGTGTAACGTGGCTGTTTCCTCACACAAAGAAATCTAAAGACGGAGAACGTAAAGCAACTAGACCAGACTTAGACAACTTACAGAAGCTACTGCAAGATATAATGTGTAAACTAGGTTACTACAAAGATGACAGCTTAATAACAGACTTAATAATTAAAAAGAGATGGCACAGACACAGCGGTTTAATTATTCAAATAAACGAAGTAGAAACAATAGATAATGAGTTAAATAAAGAGATAGAGGAGTTAATCAATGGCAAAAAGTAAGAAAAAGAAAAAGGGAGGAAATAAGAAGTTTAGAAAATCGAATCTAGTTCTTGCTAATCCTACAGCTTTTACAAACATAGTTAGAAACGATGCAATAAAAAAACTAGAGCCAGAAGTAAAACGAATGGAAGAGGAATTAATGCAAAAAGAGAGAGCGATGGAGGAACTAGTATATCAAGGTTTGTTTGTAAGGTTACTAGGAATTCCCTTATTGACATTAAGGAACAGAGGTTACGGAAAGAAAAGGCTAGAAGAGTTTTTCAATGAGATGTACGAGATATTCAAGGATTTTCACTTAGAGAGACTAACAACAAACGACATAGCAGAAGCTATATACGATGAAACAGGATTCGACCTATTAGCTCAAAAGAAAGAGTTTGCTAAATGGTTACAGGAAAATAGATTCGACAAAGAAAGAGGTAAATAAAATGAAAAAAGAGTTTTGGCAAATTAAAAGGATGGTTACAGGAAAAGAAATAGCACCAACTTTCACGGATGTAGAGGTAATCTTTTTCAGATATAACAATAGAATTTATAGACTTGATAAAGAGGGAGTACGTAGTAGAACTTATGGACAAACTACTATACCATTAGAGCTATTTGAAAATGATAGAACAGAAATCGAAGTATTAGAAATACATTTCTTTGAAACAGTTGAAGAAGAGAAAGAAGAGAAAGGAATAGAAAAATATGCAACAGTCGGCTCAGAATAATTTATTCACAACATTTAACAACATTGAAAAAATAAAAAAATCAAAAGAAGAAAGGATGTTAAAACCAGTGATTAGAGTTGAAGAAATGATAAGAACAATTAAGGAGCATTACAATTTAAACTCATCTATGCTAGCAAATAATCTAGGAGTAGATGCGCAAACAGTTTACAAATGGGAAAAGGGCGATAACAAGCCATCTATGAAGTATTATAACAAAATTAAAGAGTTTTACGAGGGAATCGTAAAAGAAGATAAAGAGGAAGCCATAGAACAGCCAGAAATAGCTAATAAAGAGGTTGAAGAAGATGTTACAGTAGGTACACCGTTTATTTGTTTAACTTTTGCTAAAAGCGATACCCAAAAAACTTTTGTAAACATAAATGAAATTAATGAAATAGTTCCTGGATTTGATGGTATAACAATTCACACCACTAACGGAGAATTTACGAACGTTAAAGAAACCCCTGCAGAAATCTTAGACCTTATTAGAAAGAAATTAAAAGAAAATGAAAAGAACTAAACTTGATGAGTTGATGCGAGAAATTGGAGTAACTAACACGGGATTAGCTGCAGTTACTGGATTGCATAGAAAAACTATACAAGAAGCTAGAGAGGGAATCGTAAGGCAACGTTACAGTACATGGAAAAAGATTAGCAAGGTAACAGGTGTAAGTGTATATGAGTTGCAAAAGGTAATAGATAGATAAAGAGATAGAGTAAGTAAGAAAGAAGTAATAACCGCAAAATAATAAATTAGAGAGGTGCAGATGATTAAATATAGAAAGTATATGATTTACTAGGAGGCGGCGGTGCTATAAGTTGTGAGTTTCTACTGCAGGGATTCGATATAGTTTATAACGAAAAGAACTCAGATGTTTATGAAACGTTTAAACACAGTTTGAATTTAAAAGCAGAAGACTTAAAAAAATATATTATCTCACGAGATGAATTTTTTAGAATACGAGATAAAAAAGAAAAGACACCAGAAGACAATTTGAAATTACTAGTAAATAGTTTCGGGAATAAGTGTAGAACTTACCTTTATGGCAAGGATAAAGCAGATATTAAATATAATCTAGCTGTTGAGATTTTGGAAAATGAGAAGAATTGGAGACAATATAAACAAACTGAAACTTATAAAAATAAGATAGAACGTTTAGAACAGATAGAACGATTGCAACAGTTAGAGCAGTTAGGACAGTTACAACAACTGCAACAATTACAACAGATAGAACGATTAGCAAGGCTGCAACAAGTCGAAAGGCTACAACAGTTAAGTCAGTTACAGCAATTAAAAGGGTTAAAACAGTTAGAACTGCACAACAAATCATATAAAGATTTTTCACATTTAGAAAATACAATTATATATTTAGACCCGCCATACGAAAATACAACAGGTTATCACGGAGAAATATTTGAACATAAAGAGTTCTATAATTGGGCATATGAGATGAGTAAGAAAAATATAGTATTGATTTCTAGTTATGAAATAACTGACAAGCGTTTTGAGTGTGTATATGAATTTACTACAGCCAGAAGTACTATGCAAAGCGGTATAACGAGCGACACAAGTAAAATAGAAAGGTTATTTATGGTTAAAAAAGATTAAAGGAGTATTAAAAAATGAAAGATAAGAGTTTAAAAGAGGCACAAAAGAAAATAGTAGGTAAGAAGATTCATGATATAAGAGTGAATCTAGGATTAACGTTAGAACAGTTCGGAGAGTTAGTCAATGCTAAAAAATCTGATGTGTGTAGATGGGAAAAAGGGCATCACTTACCTAACAAGAATAGATTAAAAGTAATAGCTATGAAAGGAGGGATTGAAGTATCACAGCTTTTACAAAGCAACGGACAAGAAGCTATTAAAGATATAATTGAAATATTTAAGAGTTTGAAGAGAGAAGAAAAAGAAGATTGTTTAACAAGATTGTTAAACTTAGGTCTATAATGTTTTCAATAAAAATCAATAAAATCAAAATTCAAAAATAAAGGAGAAATTAATGCTAGATAATTTAAAAAAAGTAGTACAAATAGAAACAACAGAGGGAATGCTTGCAAACGACATAAACGAGTTTGTGCAAGATAGTAATATTGATGAGATTGGACTAGATGCAACAAACGAAAAAGTGTTAGAAGTTAAGATTTTAGATAGCATTCATGAGAATAAAAAAGTATTATTAATTTTCGTAGGTAACAAGTAAGATTCATAAGGCTTGTTTTGAAAATTCAATTCAAGCCTTGAAAATAAATTAAGATAAGGAGTTTTTAGAATGTTACGACCTAAAGTTTTTGTTAAGAGTAAAAAGAATGTATATATAGTTGACGAAATTTGTTTCGTAGATGATAGAGTATGGGTTAGTGAAGATAACGGTTTTTACGAATTTTACTATTATGATGAAGTGGAGTTTCTAGAAAACACAGGGGCAAAAGACAAAAACGGAAATTATATCTACACTGGAAACATCGTGAAAGATGACGATGACATATATGTAATTAAAAGAAGCGAGGTTTATAAAATCTTTTCAATAGGTAATGAAAAAGGATATTTATTCCTTGATGAAAGTAGATGTAGAGAGATTGAAGTAATTGGCAATATATACGAGAATAAAGAGTTGTTGGAGGATATATAATGGAAAGATTTGATGAAAGCACGGGTTCATTAATTTTGTTTGGTGTATTATTGATTATTTTAGCTTTAAGTTTAACGGTGTTTAAAGAAGATAAAGTCGAGGATACATTACAAAAAGCAATAATTAAACTGCCTAACAATGAAATAGTTACTGGGGAAGTCGAAGAATGGACTACATATGATGATAAAGATACTGTAAATGATTAGGAGGATTAACAATGAAATGGAAAAAAGTTTATTTAAGAGAAATGAATGAAGAAGAAAAAGAATTTTTTAAAGGATATTCCAAAGAGATATGGGATGGAGATATACCTGAACTTAACGAAGAAGTACTAGTAACTTTCCCTTTGTCTTCTGGAGGGTTTACTGATACCACTATTGATACGTGGGTAGATTTTGATGAAGGAATAGGGTTTGAAAATATTGATAATGATATTATTTACTGGATGGAAATACCAAAATATAACGGAGAATTAGAAAATGAATAAAGAAGAATTAATCAAAGAATACGATGAAAAAGCAAAAGCATTAAGAGATGAGTTTATAAGCAAGCTAGAAGATGACAAGAAAGAGTTTGAACTGACTTATCCAGAAGATGGGCAAACTGTATATCAAATAAACGGAGTATTTTTAAAAATTTGGGATTTCAATTACTCTAGACTTGATTATGATGCTAAAAATATGTTTGAACACGGTTATGTTTATTATACAAAAGAAGAAGCCGAACAATACCTAAAAGAACGTAAGCTATTGTTTAAACTACAGCAATGGGCTAAATTAAAAAATGATGGTTGGGAGCCCGATTGGGAAGATGTGGAGGAAAGGAAATATTATATTGAATACAGTGGTGGAAAATTAAATGCGGATTGGTATTTTACATTGAATAAGATTATTAAATTACCTTATTTCAAATCAGAGAAAATAGCTCTAGAGTGTATTAACTTGTTTGGAGAGGAAATTAAAGAGGTGTTGTGTTAATGAAAAGTAAATATCCAGTAGCTGTAGATATAAAAGAGGATGACATTTACAAAGCTCAAACATGGAGAATCAAAGAAAAGTAATAGAGAAATTTAAGCAGTTATTCAAAAAAGACAATATAGAAATATGGTTAGATGATATAAAGATAAAGGCTAAAAAAGGAGCATCGACTATAACATTAAAAGCTAGATTAAACGAAGATAAGCAAATAGAACTAGATTCAGATTTTGCTAAAAAGCTAGATGAAGTTTATCAAGAATCACGAGCGATAGGAGTGCTACAGTTTTTAGAAGAGTTAGAGAAAACAAAAGTATTAATTGAAGTGGAGGAGGAATAATGAATATTTTCGAAGATATGAAAGTGTTTATCAAGCCATTAGGTGTAGTTAGTCCAGTTTCAGAAATAAATGTTAATAGCGATACTGTATATACACCTTATGGAATATATAACGTTAAAGCTGTTTTCTTGATATTAAAAACAGGTTTGAAAGATAAAAACAATAAAGATATTTATACAGGAGATGTAATAACAGATGGAGAAACAGAGTACGAAGTGCTTTTCAACGTGAACGGCGGATTCTTTCTGAAGAGCACAAGCGGGATACATGCTACAGGTTGTTTTATAGAAAATAAGTTTATGCAGTTTGCAGTATCAAATTATGAAATTATAAGTAACATCTATGTAGAAATGCAAGAAAAGAGGATACAAAATGGAATTTTTAAAGAACGTTGTTTATTTGATATCAAAAATATTATTAAAGACATTTCATAAAAAGAAATACTATGAAAGAAGCCCAAGTAAAGCTATAGTACCATATATGAATAAAAATAAAATACAAGTTCATGATGATAAATTTGAAGAGTGGTTAACAGCTAATCAAGATAAATTAAAAAAAGTAGCTAAATATATTTCAGAACATTCAAGTATAGAGACGATAAGTGCTAAAAATTTAAAAGTAGGAAGTTTAGAAGAAAGAAAGGATAAGAAATAAATGAACTTTTTAGACCTATTCGCTGGTATAGGTGGTTTTCGTTTCGGAATGGAACGAGCAGGACATAAATGTATAGGTTTTTGTGAGATAGATAAATACGCTAGAGCGAGCTACCAAGCAATACATGATACAGAAGGAGAAATAGACTATAAAGATATAACAGAGGTGACAAATGACGAATTTAGAAAGCTTAGAGGAAAGGTCGATGTTATTTGTGGAGGATTTCCATGTCAAGCCTTTTCAATTGCTGGAAACCAATTGGGGTTTGAAGATGCTAGAGGAACTTTATTCTATGAAATTGCTAGAGCGGCTGAACAAATCAAACCACGCTATTTGTTTCTTGAAAACGTCCGAAACCTTTTATCACACGACAAAGGAAAAACATTCACGCGAATGCTTAAAATTTTGGATGAACTGGGGTATGATGCAGAATGGCAAGTGCTTAACAGCAAAAATTTCGGAGTGCCGCAAAACAGAGAACGAGTGTTCATTGTTGGACATCTTAGAGGAGAATGTACCTACAGAGTATTTCCTATCACAGGAGAAGATGAGAAACTTAATACTAACGGAGAGATAAAACAAATAGGTAATATAGGTAAAAGTGATAATTTTGGAGGGAACCCGCAAGTTACTAGAGTGTATGATATTAATGGAATTTCCCCAACTTTAAACACTATGCAAGGTGGCGGGAGAGAACCTAAAATATTTTTAGATAATAAAATTAGAAAACTTACACCTCGTGAGTGTTGGAGATTACAAGGCTTTCCCGATTGGGCGTTTGACAAGGCACAAGAATTGAATAGCAATAGTCAGTTATATAAACAAGCAGGTAACAGTGTTACTGTGAATGTTATAGAAGAAATAGCAAAAAGAATAAAGTAGAAAAGTAAAGGATAGAAAGTATATGAGAACAAAGGAAGAAAAGAGAGCAAACTGGAAGATTCATTATTTAAGTAGAATTAATTATCTTCAAGGTTTGATTGAAAGTAAGAATAACACATTAAAGACTATTGAATATAGAAAGTCTCAAGTAAAAGCTATAGATTATGCAAAAGAACAAATAAAAGGCGGGAATAAGTCGAGCTGGGAGGCACTAATCGATAAAACAGACGAGTGCAAAGAATATATTATTCAAAAAAACATTGAATTACATGATTCAATCCTAGAGATTATGAAAGTTATTGACAATGTAAAAAATGATGAATATAGACTATTACTAAGTATGCGATATATCGAGTGTAAGAAATGGGACGAGATAGAACAAAGGTTAGACATTAGCACAAACACTAGAGCTAACAAGCACACAGCAGCTCTAAAAGAAATCTATATCCCAAGAGTTTAAATAAGTATTAGAAAGTAGTAATAAGTATTAAAGAGTACACACAAGTATATTTCAATTTGATATAATATAAATGTAAGAGTTAACAGGGAAAGTTGACAAAATGGTATTCAAGTCATAATATCGTGTTTGAGCGATAAAACTTTCCTTTCAGGTTAATATTTTTTAAAACATAATTACTTAAAACATAATTACTAACAAAATTATATATAAGATAAATAGGCAAAACGTTCTCTGTTAGCTACTTGCAAAAATTGAAGATTATTACTTCTATTCATAATGAAAAACTCTTTATTTTAATTTTATTTTTTTAATACTTCGGGTAATCATAAAAAAATATTTACAACGCGACATACCTTTAATATTTTTTTAATTTTTTTATACGAAAGAAAAGCACTTTAAACGGTGCTTTTTATTTTTGCCAAGAAAGGCGGTGGAAAATTGGCAAATGATTCTAATTTAACATTGAAACAAAAAAGGTTTGCTGATGAGTACATCATTACAGCGAACGCAACGCAAGCAGCAATTAAGGCAGGATATAGTAAGAAGACAGCTAATAGAATTGGTACTGAAAACTTGTCAAAACCTGTAATTAAAGCGTATATAGACGTAAGATTAAAAGAAATAGAGAGCGAGAAGACAGCTTCTATAAAAGAGGTAATGGAGTATTTAACCTCTGTAATGCGAGGAGAACAAACAGAGCAAGTATTAAAGAGCGCTGGAGACTACCAGCAAGAAATAACTGATATAGATGTTAGCGCTAAAGACAGATTGAAAGCTGCAGACTTATTAAATAAGATACACCAAGCTAGAGAAGATAAAGGAAACGCAGCGCCAACGCCTGTAATAATCGTTGATAGTTGGGATGATGATTAATGAGTGTATTTAGAATTGAAAAGAACGTGAATCCACACTTTAGAAACGTATGGGAATCAAAAGTTCCTTACAACGTGTTGAAAGGTGGACGTAACAGTTTCAAGTCTTCTGTAGTAGCGTTGAAATTAGTTAAAGAGATGAGCAAGCAACTAAACAAGAATAAAAGAGCTAATGTAGTAGTAATCAGAAAAGTAGCTAACACAATAAGAGATAGTGTGTTTAATAAAATACAATGGGCTTTAAATATATATGGATATGCTAATCAATTTAAAGCAACGGTTAGTCCATTTAAGATAACACACATATATACAGGCTCTACATTTTACTTCTACGGTGCAGACGACTTCCAAAAGCTAAAGTCAAACGATATAAGCGACATAGTGGCAGTATGGTACGAAGAAGCCGCAGAGTTTGACAGTAAAGAAGAGTTTGACCAAACAAACATTACATTTATGCGACAAAAACATAAAGATGTAAGGTTTGTTAAATTCTACTGGAGCTACAACCCACCTAGAAACCCTTACAACTGGATTAATGAGTGGAGCGAAGAAGTTAAGACGGACGATAGCTATTTAGTACATGAATCTAGTTACTTAAATGATGAGTTAGGATTCGTAACTGAACAAATGTTACTGGATATTGAGAGAATCAAACAAAATGATTATGAGTACTATAGATATATATACTTAGGAGAGCCAGTTGGATTAGGAAGTAACGTTTATAACATGTCTTGTTTCCATCCGTTAACTGAATTACCTAGCAATGATAGATTAATTGGAATATCATATGCATTAGATACAGGACACCAACAGAGCGCTACTGCTTGTGGTGCTTATGGAATAACTGCAAGAGGTAATGTAATTCTGTTAGATACGTATTACTACAGCCCAGCAGGTAAAAGCATTAAGTTAGCACCTAGTGAGCTAACAGTAGAGATTAAATCATTTATAGATGAAGTTCAAGAGAGATACAATGCTAACTTAATTCAGTTGACTATAGATAGCGCAGAGGGTGCTTTAAGAAACCAGTTCTTTAAAGATTATGGTATTAGATGGCATCCAGTAGCTAAAAAGAAAAATCAAACCATGATTGATATGGTAACAAGTCTACTTGCACAAGGTAGATTTTTTTATTTAGACAATGAAAACAACAAAATATTTATAGAAGAACACAAGATGTATAGATATGATGAAAAGACTATCAACACGGAAGAGCCAAGAGTGGTTAAAGAAGACGACCACACAGTAGACGAGTTCAAATATTTTGTTTTAGATAACGCAAAACTTTTAGGCTTAAAAGCATAGGAGCGATTAAATGGGAATTATACAGATAATCAAGAATTTTTTTAAAAGGAGCAAATGGCAAATGCAGGGAAGTTTAATTAATTTAACAGACCATCCGAAAATAGCTGTTACTAGTGAAGAGTATAACCGAATACAGAGTAACTTAACATATTATCAAAGTAAATTTGATGATGTGAAGTACATAAACACGGACGGAGAGCAGCAAACAAGAAAATATAATCACTTGCCATTGGCAAGAACTGCTTGTAAAAAGATAGCTAGTTTAGTTTACAATGAACAAGCAGAGATAACAGTAGAGAACGAACAAACAAATGAATTTATTCACAGCATACTTAACAATGATAAGTTTAACAAGAACTTTGAAAGGTATCTTGAAAGTTGCTTAGCTCTAGGAGGATTGGCAATGCGCCCCTACTTCGATGGTAAAACAATAAAGATAGCATTCATTCAAGCACCTGTATTCTTACCATTGGAGAGTAACACACAAGATATATCAAGTAGTGCTATTGTTACAAAGACAATTAAGAGCGAGGGCAAAGAGAATAAGTATTACACTTTAATTGAGTTCCATGAATGGAACGGAGAAGATTTAGAAATTACTAACGAGCTTTATAAGTCTAATTCAAGCAGCGTTGTAGGTACTAGAGTACCTTTAACAGAGTTATACGAAGACTTAACAGAGAGCGTTACAATTAAAGGTTTAAGTAGACCGTTGTTTACTTATTTAAAAACTGCAGGGATGAACAACAAAGACATTAACAGTCCACTAGGTTTATCAATCTTTGATAATGCGAAAACTACAATAGACTTTATCAACCGCACATATGATGAGTTTATGTGGGAGATTAAGATGGGGCAACGAAGAGTAGCAGTGCCAGACAATCTAACAGAAGTTACTTTCCAAAATGAGAACGGCGGCTTTGTTAAGAAACGTAGGTTTGAAGTAGAGCAAAACGTATTTGTACAAGTTGGCGGTGGGATAGATTATAACAAGATAGTAGATTTAACTACACCAATAAGAGCGGAAGACTACATAAAAGCAATTAACAAAGGTTTATCAATCTTTGAAATGCAATTAGGAGTTAGTGCTGGTATGTTTACATTTGATGGCAAGAGCATGAAAACTGCTACAGAGGTAGTTAGTGAAAACTCTGACACTTACCAAATGAGAAACAGCATTGTATCTCTTGTAGAAATCTCACTTAAAGAGCTAGTAATATCTATTTGTGAGCTTGCTAAAGCTAACGGAATCTACAGCGGAGAAATACCAACGTTTGAAGAAATATCTATTAATTTAGATGATGGGATATTCACAGATAGAAATGCAGAGCTTACATATTGGATTAAAGCAGTAGCAAGCGGATTAGTTAGTAAAAGGTTTGCTATTACTAAAATACTTAATGTTACTGATGTGGAAGCTAATGAGATGTTAACAGAGATTAATGCAGAAGTTGAGCCGCAGTTAGAACAACAAGACATAGACATTTACGGAATAAACGAAGATGAAGATAACAGAAAACGATGGTAAGTTCTGGATTAAGTCTAAAGAGGTAGAGCAAGTTTATCACGACTTAACCATTGAGCTTATGATAAACACAATTAAGAGATTAAAGCAACGTGGTAATGCAGATTTATTAAGAAACCCTTATGTCTGGCAACTAGAAAAGTTAAACGATATGCATTTGTTAACAGAAGAGAATGTTCAAACGATAGCTAAATACAGTGACATATCAGAAAGACTATTCAGAGATGTAATTGCTAACGAGGGATTTGAAATATACAAACACGGACACGAACAACTAGCAAAGGCGCTAGAGACAACTACAAGTATCAATTATGGTTTACAAAAGTCTTTAGATGCAATGGCAAGGCAGACCATGTATGACACTAACAATTTAATTAATACCTCTCTTCCTCCTGCGCTACAAAAAGGCTTTAAGCAAGCATTAGAGAAAGCAGTAGGAGCTGTAGTTGGTGGAATATCAGATGAAAAAAAAGCTTTAACAAAAGCAGTATTTGAAATGTTTGATAATGGATTCACTGCATTTGTAGATAGAGGCGGTAGAACATGGACTGCAGAGCGTTACGCACAAACAGTAATAAGGACTACAACTTTCAGAACTTATAGAGAGCTAAAAGAAGAGCCTGCGGAGGAGTTCGGGATAGACACATATTACTACAGCGCTAAATCAAGCGCTAGAGAGATGTGCGCTCCTTTGCAGCACAGGATAGTAACTAAAGGAGTAGCAAGAACTATAAAAGGAGAGCGAGTATTAAGTCTACCAGATTATGGACTAGGTACTGCTGGAGGTTGTCTAGGCATAAACTGCGGGCATTACCTTACACCTTTTGTTATTGGTGTGAATTACAAACCAAAATTAAGAGAAGATGTAGAGAATCTAACAGAGGAAGAACTTAAACAAAACGCACTTGATAAAGCAAAGCTAAAATCTTATGAAAGAGCCATTAAGAAAGTAAAAGATAAAAAGCAAATGGCAAAAGCTCTAGATAATACAGAGCTATATGACAAGTTAAAGCTCCGTGAAAGAACATTAAGGAGCAGTAAAAGAGAATTAATAGAAAGAAATCCATTTGTTCTAAGATGGTAATTAAATTTAGTCCTAAAGTAAGACGTTAAACTGCTTTTTTTTCGTGTTTAATACCACGTTATGTATTAAAAATTTAGTCGATGGACGTAAAACGAAAGGAGCTTATCAAATGAGCTTAAAAAGAGAAATGTTAATTAATGCAGGTATCACAGAGAAAGAAGCGATAGACGAAATCATGCAAGCGTACGGGGCAGGACTAGAACACGCTAGAACACAAGAAAGACAAACGCTACTTGCAGAGAATGAAACATTAAAGCAGCAACTAGAAACTCAATCACAAACGCTAGAAGATTTAAAGAAAAGTAGTGAAGTTAACAGCGATGTTAAGCAGGCACTAGAAAAATTACAACAAGAGTATGAGCAGTATAAGGTTGAGAGTGATAGTAAGTTGCAACAAATAAATAAAACAAATGCTATAGCACTAGCTCTAAAAGATGTTAAGGCACATGATTCTGATGTTCTAATGAAACTAATAGATATTGACAAGATAGAACTAGGAGAAGATGGAAAGCCTAAACTAGATGAAGTAGTTAACGGATTAAGAGAAAGTAAGCCGTTTCTATTTGAACAAGAGCAAACGCAACAGCAAGCACAACCGCAGATAGTTGTAGGCGGGAATCCAAACGGAACAGGGCAAACAGAAAGAAACCCGTTCCAAGCAATAATTGATAAATATAACTAATGCAATCAAAGGAGATTAAACAAATATGGCAGGAAATCAAAATCAACCAATCAGAATTTATGAAAAAGAATATAAAGGAATATTAAAGTCAGTTTTTAATGCAACTAAAGCATTTAGCGGAGTATTAGCACCTATTCAAATTAAAGATGGTGTTCAACACAATGCTAAAGCGTTTAGTGTTAAAACTAATGCAACTCCAGTAGTAATTGGAACTTATAGCACAGATTCAAATACAGCGTTCGGAACAGGAACAGGAACAGGAAGCCGTTTTGGTAATATGACAGAGGTCATCTACCAAGATGAAGATGTACCTTACAGCTACGACTTAGCTATTCACGAGGGAATCGACAGACACACAGTTAACAATGACTTAGATGTAGTTGTTGCAGAACGTTTCGAATTACAAACAGAAGCGCAAACAAGAGATATGAATAAAAAAGTAGGTAAATTCTTATCAGATAATGCTGGTAAGTCTGAAAATCTTGCGGACTTACAAGAGGGAACAATTAAGAAATTATTTAATGGCATTCATACATATGCTGTTAACAGTGAAATTAGCGCCCCGATGAAAGCATATATTAGGTCAGAATTATACAGCGCTATCGTTGATATGGCTTCAAACACTACAGCTAAAGGCTCTAGCGTATCTATTGACGAGAACAAGCAATTGAAATATAAAGGCATCGTATTAGAAGAAACAGCGGAACAATATTTCCCGACAGGTGTAGTTGGACTAGTTGCTCCAGATGGTGTTGTAATTCCGTTTGTTGGTATTAATACAGCTAGAACTATAGAAGCTACAGAATTTGATGGTGTTAAATTACAAACAGCTGCAAAAGGTGGTAACTACATTTCAGATGACAACAAAAAAGCAGTTGTTAAAATCGAAGGTACACTAGCTTAATAGGAGGTAACAATGCCTAAATATACAATTAAGAAAGAATTTACAGACAAATACGAGAAATGCACTTATTCAGTAGGAGAAACAGCAGAGTTTACCGAAGAAAGAGCAGAAGAGATTAAACTTGCTCTAGGGGAAGATGCATTAGTATTAAAAAAGACTAAAAAAGAAAGCACAGAGGAAGTTTAGTAATCTAGCTTCCTCTTTGTAGGAGGTTAAAAAATGAGTTACTTAACTTCAAACGAATACGAAAGACTAGGTTTTGATGAAATAGATAACTTTGAACAGTTAGAGGAGCGAGCAAGCAGCGTTATAGATTTATATACAGACTACTTTTACAGCAATGTAGAGTTTGAATCTGATATACCTATAAGGAAAAACGCAGTTAAGCAAGCAATAGCATATCAAATTAATTACATGGATACTAGCGGGATAACAACCGCAGAGGATAAGGCAAGTTTAAATAGCTTGTCAATAGGTAGAACAACAATCAATTACAGCAATAACACAGCTAACGCTATAAAAGATAACTTCAATCTCTCACAAGATACAATTAACTTACTAAATAGCGTTGGATTCGGTTATAAAAAGGCAGTATATGATAGATAAAAGACTACTAACTGATACTATCCAAGTACAATTAATTGATGATGTTGATATGTGGGGGAAAAACTCCCACCAAGAGCCTTTTACAGTGAATTTCGTAAGGTTTGATAGACTTACGATAGATAAGACTGAAAAAGCTAGTAAACTAACTAATACAGTTAGAAATAGAACAGGGAATATATTTATATATCCTAGATTCTCTAAAGTGAAAGTAGATGATAGTTGGTTGCAAGCACAAATTACAGACGAGCATGGAACTTATGAAGTAGTAAGTTATCAAGTTAATTACTTTAACGGCAAAGTCTTCTCATACGAGGTTAACGTAATCTAATGAGTATTACAATTAGTTACGACATATCGAAATTAGAAAACTCTGTTACTTCCGCAGGTATAAAAAAAGCTGGAACTATAGTAGCTAATCAAGTTGTTATGGATTCAGAACGCTATGTTCCACAAGGTAAAACTGGAAAGCTTGTAGGGAGTGGACGCACAGAGGGAGCAGCTGCGGTATGGCACACAGTGTATGCAAGGGCGCACTACTTCGGGACAAATGGTATTGTTACATTTAGAAAATATACTGTAGGTGGTACTGGCCCTAAATGGGTAGAAAAAGCAGAAGCTTCTAACATGAGTAAATGGGAGGAAATTGTATTGAAAGGACTTAATTTACAATGATAACAAACAATGATTTTCAAATAGTTCTATGTAATTATGTAAATACACTTAATCTAGGATTAAAAGCAAGGATTGATTATTTCAACGAGAAAGACGACTTAGTTATTAATCTTATAAGCGGCGGAAGAGTAGAACAACTATTCATGGACGGTTCACAAGAAATTAGCTTACCTTACGAAATAGCAGTAAAAAGCAAAGACAATCAACGAGCAAATGCTATTATATGGACTATTCACAGCTATTTATCACAATTCGGAATAAAATTACCTAGTTTAAATGATTCGTATCAATTTTTAGAAATGGAAATCGCAAAGCCATCTGTCAGTGGACAAGATGAACAAGGCTTTTTCATTTACACATTGACAATAACAGCAAAATTAGAAATTAAAGGAGATAACAATTAATGGCAAGACAAAAGAACGCACTTAGAAAGCATTATGTAGCAGTATTTAACCCTGCGAATCCAACAACAGCGCCACAAAAAGCAGATTATAAGCTATTAGCTAAATATATTAAAACTGTAAACGATGAAACAGATGAAGATACTGACGACATCGCATACTATGACGGAGACGGGACACCAGAGGAAGTAGTAGTCTCTGTAAAAGCTGGTTTCTCATTCGAGGGGAACTACGATGTAGAAGATGAAGCGCAAAAACTAATCGCAGGACTACGATATAAAGTAGGAGATGAGCGTAAAGTATGGTTTAAAGTTGTTTCATCTGACAACAAAACACAATGGGAAGCAGTAGCCATCGCTAGTGGAATCAAAGCAGGAGATGGAGATGCTAACGAGTTTGAAAACTTTGAATGTACTCTTCGTTGGGTAACTTTACCAAAAGAAACAGCAGTAGTTTAATTAATATAATTTAGGAGGATATTTAACATGGTTGTAATTAAAAGATATGAAAACACTATTCCAGTAGAATTCGGAGAGTTTACTTTAAACTTTGCAGTAAATGATAAAAACATAAAAGAGCTTGATAGATTAGGAAAAGAACTAGGTAAGTTAGAAGAACAAGCTAACAACATGACAGGAACAACGGAAGATATAGACACTATCTACAACATAAGTAAAGATATATGGGAATCGCTATTCGATAATGATGTGTTCACTAGAGTTTACAGCTTAGCTAATGAATCTAGTATTTCTTGTTTATTATTTGCAATTCAAATGATTAAAGGTTTACTTGAAGAAATCGGGAACACTTATAAAGAAGATAAACTATTAAAATATCTTGAAGACTAATCATGTTAAATTTATCAAAAAAACTAGAAGATAATTTAATAATTGGTAATGATGTTTATCCTCTTGACTTAAGTTTTGGCAAAGTGTTAAGAGTATTTGAACTACTTCAAGATTCAGAGATACAGGAAGAAATAAAGCCTTATTTAGCATTACAAATGCTAACTGGTGCTAATTTCTCAAATTTTGACTTGATTGAAGTAAACGAAATCTTAGAAGAAGTTTTCAAGGCACACATTGTCAATGAAAAAACACAAGCAATCGAATATGACCTAGCTGGCAACCCTATGCCAGTACAACAAAAGAAAGAGGAGGAGCGAGTATATAGTCTTAAACATGATGCGGATTATATATTCGCTTCTTTTTTTCAGGCTTATGGCATAGATTTAATTGAAGAAAGACAAAAATTGCATTGGAAAAAGTTTAATGCTCTGTTAAATGGTCTTCCAAGTGATACTAAATTCATGGAAGTATTGAAGATTAGGAGCTGGAAACCAAGAAAAGGAGACAGCGCAGAGTATAAAGAAGACATGAGAAAACTACAACAAGAATACGAACTTCCTTACGAAGAAGATTAATAAATTATCTTAAAGAATAAACAAGAAAGGAGGTTGAAATATGGCAGTAGGTAAAGTAAAAATAGATGTTGACTTAACTGGAGAAAAGGCAAAGTCTGGAATAAAAGGAATTAAAGATTCGCTAGAGGGGCTTAAAAGCGCAGGACAAAAAACAGGCTCTTTATTTAAAAGTGTGCTAGGTGCTAATTTAGTTAGTGCTGGTATTGGTAAGGCAATAGGTAGTGTTACTAGCGGTGTGAAAAGCATGATATCAGAGCTTAACAACTCTTCTAAAGCGTGGCAAACTTTCGAGGGAAATATGCAAATGCTAGGTAAAAGTACTAACGAGATACAAGCTGCAAAAAGCGCTATGCAAGATTATGCTACCAAAACTATCTATAGTGCTTCTGACATGGCACAGACTTACTCACAATTAGCAGCAGTAGGAATAGAGGGAACTGACAAGCTAGTTACTGGATTTGGAGGACTAGCTGCAGCTGCAGAGAATCCAACGCAAGCGATGAAAACATTAAGTACTCAAGCCGTTCAAATGGCAGCGAAACCTAAAGTAGCATGGCAAGACTTCAAACTAATGTTAGAACAAACGCCCGCAGGTATTAGTGCGGTAGCTAAAGAAATGGGAATGTCTACAAGTGAACTTGTTAAAGCTGTGCAAGATGGAACTGTAAAAACAGAAGACTTTTTCAATGCGATTAAGAAAGTTGGGAACAATGAGTATTTCTCAAAAATGGCAACTGAATTTAAGTCAATAGACCAGGCTATAGATGGAGCAAGAGAATCACTAGCTAACAAACTACAACCAGCTTTCCAAAAGTTAAATAAATTTGGGATTAAAGCTATTTCTGGATTAGTTAATGCTCTGGATAAAATAAACTTTGATGGCATGGCAGAAAAGCTAGGTAACTTTTTAGACGGCATTGATATAGACAAGGTAATTAATAAAGTAGTTAGCGGAGTATCTTTACTAACTAGCACTATTAAAAAGATGTGGAATGCATTCAAAGATAGCGGCGCTCTTACTGCAACGGTTAACGCCCTTAAGAGTGTTGGTAGCGCAATAGCTAACGTAGTAAGTGCCTTAGCTAATAGCGGTGTATTATCTGTTGTAGCGAGAGTGTTCGGAGAGATAGTTAAATGGGCAGCTAAAGTAGTTAGCGCTATAGGTAAGATTATAAGTGCCATCCCACCAAGTGTATTAAGCGCTATAGCTTATGGATTCTTAGCGATAGCTAGTTCAATTAAAGCTATTAAAATGGCGTCTAAAGGATTAGACTTCTTGAAAATGCTAAAAGGCTCTAAAGGAGCTAGTAAAGGCGGTATAGGTAATCCGTTAGAGGATGTTACAGGTAAAGTAAGCGAATCGAAAAGCCGACTAGAGTCGCTTTTTAAAGGAATCGGTGGTGTTATTAATAATGCTCTAAAAGGAATAGGAGCGGTAGTAAAAGACGCAGGTGTTGGTCTGAAAAATGCATTTGAAGGTCTAGGAAAAGGTGTTCAAAGTGTTGGAAAGGGAATATCAACAGCAGCACAAGGCATAGGAAAAGGCATCAAAACAGCGTTAAGTGGTGTGCCTAAAATCATTGATAGTTTAGGAAAAGGAATATCAACAGCAGCACAAGGCATAGGAACAGGACTAGCAACAGCATTTAGAGGACTAGGACAAGCAATAGCATTAGTTCCTCCGCAAAACTTCTTAGCACTAGGAGCAGCAATCGCTCTAGTTTGTGCAGGTCTTGCACTATTAGGAACGCAAGGAGAAGGCGTTGCGATGGTATTTACTTCATTAGGAACAGCAATTTCCGCAGTTATTACCGCCTTATCTGGAGGACTTACAGCTATTATAAGCTCATTAGGAACAGCCTTAACTTCAATCATCACAGCATTAGGAACAGGACTTCAAGCAGCCTTACAAGGAGTAGCTACAGTAATTATAGCCATTGGAACTGGGATTCAAAGTGCCTTACAAGGTGTAGCGAGTGTAGTAACTAGCTTAGGTAGTGCAATTCAAAGCGCACTAGTGGGAGTTGGTGCTGCAGCAACTGGTGCAGGTAACGGAATAAGGTTAGCGTTCGAGGGGATAGCTTCCGTTGTGTCAAGCGTTGGAAGTGCAATTCAAAGCGCAATGCAAGGTGTAGGAAGTGTAATAGAAAGCGTTGGAAGTTCTATTAAATCAGTCTTAGAAGGACTGAAAAGTGCATTTGAAGGCGCAGGAAACGGAATCAAGAGCGTTTTCGAAGGCATTGGGACAGTAATTAATAGCGTTGGTAGTGCTATTAAGTCAGTATTAGATGGTATAGCTAACGTAATCAGAAGTGTTGGAGAATCAGCAGAGAGAGCTGGTAACGGATTCAGACTTTTCGGAGAAGGAATCCAAAATATAGCTAATGTTGGCGCATGGAACTTAGTTAAATCGTTAACAGCTATAGCAACAGGATTAAGTCAAATAGCAGGTAAAGCAGGAGAGATGGAAGCATTAAGTAGCGCTATGTCATCTTTCAGTAACTCTTTAAATTCTGTAAATACAGCAGCTGCAACAACAGGGACAGCATTGCAAAGCATGGTTGCTCCTATTGATTCAATTAAAGTAGCGTTTGAAACTATCCCAGCATCTATAACGGCTGCAAGCACAGGATTATCAACATTTGCAACAGCCGCCCTAACTTCATTAGCTGGATTAACAGCGATAAGTACACAGCTAGAATCATTTAACACTAGTATTATGTCGTTAAGTTTAGGTATAACAATGGCAGTTGCACAATTTACAATGTTCGGAGCTGCAATCACAGGTATGGGGGCAGCATTAAGTGGTGTATCAATGATGTTTACAACACTTAACACAGCAATAACTGCAATGTCAATGTCTTTCACTGCTTTAAGCACTTCAATAACTTCAACAGTAGCGCAATTAAGTGGAATAGGAACAGCAGTAGCTGGAATTGGTATTCAAATTACAAGCATGGCAGTATCTGTAAGTAGCGCAATGACAACAGTATCATCAAGTATTACTAGTTCAATGCAAGCTGCAGTAAGTGCAGTTCAAAGTGCTTGTTCTCAAATAATATCCGCACTGTCTCAAATGGCATCTGAAATGAGCCAAACTGGAAGCCGTGCAGGTCAAGAATGCGGGCAAAATATTGCTAACGGTTTAAACAGTTCTATAGGTGCTATTACTGGAGCGATGAGTAGTATCAACAGCGCAATGCAAGGAGTAGCGAGAAGTGGTATCGGCGCAATGGTAAGTATCGGAGCGCAAATTGGTAACGGACTAGCGCAAGGGATGATGAGTGCATTAGGTGCAGTAACAGCAGCAGCTAACGCCCTTGTAGCGCAAGCAGAACGAGCAGCAAGAGCAGCAGCGATGATTCACTCCCCATCTAGATTATTTGCTAGATTAGGTGTGTTCGTTCCTGCAGGATTTGCTAAAGGTATTGAAAAAGGCAGTCCAACAGTATTTAAAGCCTTAGGAAACATGGTTGATAGAGCTAGTGGAATGAGTGTAGCGCCTGAGAAGATGTTAAGCTTAGGACGTAGTAGCGGATTAAGTCTTGCAACGGCAGGAGCTGGTAACACAGTTAACAACAGCACAGCTAACAATTACAAAGCATTATTGCACATAGAGAATTTTGAAAATCATTCTAAAGATGATGTAAGAGACTTATATAAACAAATTAAATTCATGATTAGAGAGGAGGGCGGAAGACTTGATTAATAAATATATTAAATACAATGGCATAACATCTAAAGAGTTAGGATTGAGGTTAGTTGATGATATAGAAATAGAATCAACTGAAAAGAATATAGAATTAATTGAGATAGATGGAGTTAACGGTGGAAAGATTCGTAATAAAAAGAATTTAAAACCTATTCCAAGAGCCTTTCCTTTCACTCTATATCAAGGAGTGAATATAACACTTGATGTTAAAAATAGACCAGATGGAACAAGATATTTAGAGAAAAGGCAAGTAACAAGCCCTAAAGTTGATGTAGAAGAAACAACAAGATTAATGAATATATGGTTAATAGAATCTAGCGGAGAATGGAAAGACTTTGAGTATAGTTGGGATGATAAATATTTATATAAAGCAGCGTTTTTTGAAACGTTTAATATAAAGGGTAGTTTAAACGCTAGAAAGAAATGTATTTTAAACTTCAAACTACATCCTATTAAATATTTAAAACTAGGTTTACAATCTATCCAAATTAGAAAAGGGCAAACCATAGTTAATCCAGAGCTTAGAGAAAGTAAACCATTAATCAAGTTAACAGGTACAGGAGATGTTAAGTTAACTATTAATTCGCAAATATTCAAATTAAAAGGTGTTAGTGGACATATTTTAATCGACTGCGAGACACAGTCCGCTTATTACAACAACAAAGAGCCGCAATACGACAAAGTATATACTTATCCCTTCCCAGTATTACAACTAGGAGAAAATACTATTAATTGGGATAATAACTCTTTTACTTGTGAAATTACACCAAGATGGGAGGCTAACGCATAATGGCATATCCTATTTTATATAAAGCAAATGAAACTAACTTTGAACATTTAGGAGTATCAGTCTTAACTGATGCTTCTAATTGTTTAGTAACAAGAGAACGTAACGGAATTTACACCCTTGAATTTGACTACAACTCAAAGGGAAAAGATGTAGAAAAGATAAAAGAAGGAATGATAATTAAATGTGATGCAGGGCATCGTGCCAAGAATCAAAGATTCATAGTATCACAAATTACAAAAAATAAAGACGGATTCAAAATTTATTGTCAACATGAATCATATGTTAAAACTGCTATGAATGTTATCAACGGAGAAATAAAAGTACAAGGTAGCGCAACAAATGCGCTTGAAATATGGAAGGATAACCTATTAGACAGTAAGGAGAAGTTTTTTGTATGGTCTGACATCACAACAAACAATACTACTAAATGGACAATTGACAATATAGAAAACGCAAGAGAAGCTCTAGGAGGAAAAGAAGGCTCTATTCTTGATGTGTGGGGCGGAGAATATGAGTTCGATAATCTAAACATTAAACTACATAAGCAAATGGGAAGAGATACACCAACAATAATTGCTTATGGTAAAAACTTATTAGACATAGAACAAGAGGAGAGCATATTAGAGACTTACACTTCTGTATTTCCATTTGTTAAGTATCAAGATACAAATGCTAAACACAAGGACAAAGAAGAGGTAATAATAACACTTCCAGAGATAATAATAGACAGTCCGCACGCTAGTAACTTCACTCATAGAAGAATTTTAAAAGTAGACTTCTCAAGTGATGACAAAATAAGAACAGTTGAAAAGTTAAGGAGTGAAGCTAATCATTACATAAAAAGTAATAATGTAGGAGTACCAAAACTTAACTTAAAGCTATCTTATCAAGATTTATCTAAAGTGAGTAGCGTTTTTGGTAATACTGCTATTGAAGTAGTTGACTTATGCGACACATTAAAAGTTTATTATGAAGATTTAGGAATAATGAACGAGAACGCAAAAGTTATTAAAGTTGTGTGGGATGTTTTGCTAGAAGAAAATCACGAGTTAGAAATTGGAGACACAAGGAGCAACTTTACACAAGTAACCGGAACACAAACGCAACTAGAGAAGATAGAAAAACAAAACTCTTACCTAGAGGAAAGATTAAATCAATTACTAGACGAGCAAGAAGCTATCTTTATGAAGTATTTCAATGAGAAAAAGAAAGAAATTGAAGATAGCGCAAAGCAAGGAATAGAAAAAGCAGTAATTAATAGTGAGTTATTCTCTAAAAAGATTAGAGAAGAGTTTAACACGACTACACAAGCATTTAGAGAAGAAGTTAACAAGGCTGTATCAGAGTTTGAAGAGCGTTTCAAATCTATCAACGGAGAAAGTCTTAACAAGCTAAAGAAACAAATAGAAGAAACTACACAAATTGCAGAAACTACTTTAAAAATGGTAGGAACTGATGATTCTATTACTTATGGTAAAAATAGAGTAGAGGGAGATACAAACAGAGAAATACCTGCGGGAATACCATATATATTAATTGAACATAATGGAGATGGATTCGAAGTAGGTAAAGAGTACACGATTAGCTGGGAAGCTATCTGCACAAACAATGATTATTATGATATTAAACTTAAACTTAGTAGACCTGCTCCACATCCATTAATGGTTAGGTTAGTAGATGAAAATGAATTTTACGAGCCTATAGACACAACGTTTAATGCTGGAGATACTGAAAAAATGTTGTTACATGTCTATGATGGTTATTACATTTTAAAAATTTCAAGTTTATGGTTTAAAGAACAAAACAAAAAAACTAATGTTAGGAGTAACGCACCAGTTACAGCTCCTGTAGAGTTCTTAGAAATCGCAGACAGCAATAACGATGATATAGAGGGAGCATGGGACGAGACACCTAAATATATATTTGATGGAGGTAACTAATGGCGGAAAAAATACCTATAAGAGTGCAACATAAAAGAATGTCGTTAAGTGAATGGCAAGAAAGCTCTTTAATCTTGCTTGATGGAGAATTAGGTTACGAGACTGACACGGGAAAAGCTAAAATAGGTAACGGGATAAGTCGATATAGAGACTTGAAATATATAGCAGGAGAAAAAGGGGAAAAAGGAGAACAAGGGATACAAGGTATTCAAGGGGAAAAAGGAATAGATGGAACGTTTCAAGCCTTATCACAACAAGAGAAAGAAAGTTTAAAAGGTAAAGATGCAGTTATTGGAGATTATAACTTAATACTTAATTCTCTTTTTCCAGATACTAATATTAGGACTAGTGGTAATCCCACTCTTGAGATTATCCCAAGTGATTTTAACGGACGTAATGCTCTTGATGTTAAAAAGAGTGGTGCTGGTAGTAATACATGGGCAGGAGCACAAATCAACACATCACAAAAGATATTAAAAGCTGGAGATAAACTAGTATTAAGACTACCTATTTACATTTATTCAGATGTTAGCCTTGATAGTGGATTATATTTGAATATCAAAAAGCATACTGGTAATAAAGTGTTAAAATCAATTAATTTAAGTAATATCCCACGAGATAAATGGACAGTTTACGAAGAAAAAATAACAATTACTGAAACAATTGATTTTGGTAACGAGCTAAATTGGTTTTACTTGTATGTAGTTAAGAATGGGCATTTCAAAATTGCAGAGCCTTATATAAGTTATGGAGAGGAAATCCCTCCCAAATGGCAACCTAATTTAGATGATTTAAAAGGTAACACAATAGCTAACCAACAGAACGGACAAGGTCTTCAATACTGGGTAGGTACAGAACAACAATATAACTTAATCCCAATTAAAGATAACAATACTATCTATGATATTGTTAAGTAGGTGTTAGTATGGAGAGATTAAGATTAATGTTAGGTACTACACCTATTATAAAACGTTACATAGGAGATAAATTAATATGGGAATACACAACCTTACTTAAAAAGTTAGAGGGTTGTTTTTTAATGTTCAACGATGATTTTTCTGAATTTATATCAGTAGCAGCGAATGATTATAGATTCACAGATGCAAATATTGTTAAAAGAATAACAGTAAATGATGTTGAAGTTAACACGATGGAATCTTTCAAATATTCTAATTATCAATTTTATATTTATTTTGCAAGTCCAGAAGATAAAGAAGCGTTTATTCAAAAAATGGGATGGCAAGGCGAGAGCTCTGTAGCTGGTGTAACCTTGAAACTATTTAGAGAGTAGGTGGTTGAATGGATATAGAAATAAACGGAAAGAAACAAGCTGCATTATTTAGAAATGGTAAGTATGAACACACATTTACGCCTACACAAAAAGATGAAGAAGTTAGACTATATCACATGGGGTGTAATGGTAGCACCAAGATAGCGAAATTACAGCTAGAGCGAGGAACGGACGTTACATTTTTTGAACGTCCTTACGAAAAAGCAAACTCATTAAGTGGTATCTTTAAGCAGTTAAGAGACTTAGATATAGAAATGCGAGACGAAACAAGCGAGTTCTGGGGGCGTTTAAAACTTAATAACAAAGGTTTCTTGACAGAGTTTAAAGAAACGGAGCTTAACACTATATTAGCAGCAACTGCAGAGGGAATAAGCAACCAAGTTAATAACACTATTAATAACGCTGTTGCTAGTTTCGACCAAAGATATAACGAAATATCCGCAACTGTTAGCTCTTTTGAAGATGATGTGTTAAAAAAATCAGAAGTTTCTGTAACTAAAGATGGTATAACGCTAGGTGCTGGAAAGACAGTAAACGGAAAGACTTTAACAAGTCTATTAGTTACTAATCCCGATAATATCCAAGCTATAACAGATAGAATGGTAATCGCGCCAACTTATGATAATATAGCTAACTTTGAAAAAAGAGAGACATTTAAGTTTGATTCTACTGAATTACAAATCACACCTTATATTACTCATGACAACCTAAAAAGAGGGGATGAGTTCGTTATAAAAGGGCTGTTAGACTGGGAAGGACAGTTAACAAGCAATTTAATCTTGCGAGTTGAAACGGTGTATAAAGACGGTGCAATTCACAACGAAGACTTTTTAATTCGTGAAAAAGGTAGTGAGCGACAAGGTATAGAATTTTTAGACAAAAACATTCTTGTTGAGTGGTTAGGTGCTGCAAATAATAACGTAGAAAAGTATTGTTTCAAACTCTTAATGAATGAAAATACTAATCCTGTTACTATCTCAAACTTAAAGATAACTAAAAAGAAAGACGCAGAGTTATTAGTAGACGGAAGTATTCAAGGTAAGCATTTAGGAGTTAGCACAATAGATGCTGCGAATATTAAATTCGGAGCTATTAAAGGTGTTCACATCCAAGCAGAAGCAATAGAGGGAACGCATCTAAAAGTTGATGATGGAATGATTAATAAACTAATGGCAAATGAAGGGTTTATTGATACTCTGTTCTCAAAAAATGCTTTCATTAACAACTTAAAAACCGTTAAAATCAACACAACTCAATTAGAGGGGCATACCTTAGACGGAGTTATTTTGACTGGGCGCTCTCAAATAAGAGTAGGAGATAACGGATATTTTGAGCCGTATGGAACGGGAGTAAGGTTTGTTTTACCTCATAGTAATAGTTTTAACTCCAGCGGTGTAGGTGTTCAGTTTAACGCAGTTTATAATTCACTAGGTAAAGGGCTATCGGTTTTCAACATAAACGATATACAGAATCCAAACGAAGCGAAACCTATATACGATGAAACATTAATGACTGTTCACGGACAAATTAAAATGGGATTCCCATTTTTCGATAATAGGATTAAGAAATTTAGTAACCTTATGGGTTCAGTAGTTGTTTCTAACGTGAGTAACAATAACCCCGTTCATCCGTGGGGTTATCGTGGAAATCCAACCTACTCCAAAATATCGTGGATAGGATGGTTATGGGGTGCAGAGGGCGGCTCAAGAATCATGTTCGGTTATCCTTACGAAAACAACTCAAACTATTTTGCAGTTAGAATAGGGGAAACTTACTCTGACCAAAAACTAAAAGAGAACATAGCACCTACAAATCAAAAAGCATTAGATTTAATAGAAAAGCTACAGTTTAAGCAGTTTGACTGGAAAAAAGAGTATAAAGAAACAGGCGGGCAAAAACCTGTAAAACTGGGGTTAATTGCTCAAGATGTACAAAAACTTGAT